GTGCCCGGACCGCACCGGCTCCCCGTAGTAGAACGCCCGCCCGTTCTTGATCTGCCGGGCGCCCGCCGGCGAGTAGATGAGCTCCTTCGACGTCGACCCGTAGTGGCCGCGGATCCAGTCGAAGATCTCCATGCTCGGGGAGACGTCGATCGCCCGGCCGAGCGCGTGGTACGACCGGTTCCCCGACACGGTGATGGCGCCCGGCCGGTAGCTCGAGGTGAGCTGCGCCCACGGGAACGCGGCGTGCACGGCGGCCCACTGCCGGCGCCACCCGGTGCCGCCGAGGCTGCCGCCGCCGGCGGCGTCGAGCTGCCGCTGGAGGTACTTCGCCCAGACCTGCGCGATGCCGGCGATGTCGTCGCCGACCTCGTCGACGACGTCGCGGGCGCTCGCGCGGGTGAGGCCGACCGGCCCGCCGGTCGCGAACTTCTGCCCGGCCAGGGCGGCCTTGCGCATCCGGTACATCGCGGCGTGCCCGCCGGCGGCCTGGACCTCGCGGGTGGTCCAGACGTGCTCGCCGCGGGTCAGGAGCGCGGGGACGTCGTCGACGGAGCCGATGCCGTCGCCGACCTGCCCGCCGGTGGCCTTCCGCTCCCCGGCCCGGTACGTGCGCCAGTCGGTCGGGTAGTGGACGGTCGCGCCGACCGAGACGTCGACGTTGCGGGGCAGGCGCCGCAGCTCGCGGTTCATCTCCGCGACCGCGTCGGCGTGCCGCCGCGCGGCACCGGCCGCGGTGTCGGTGGCCTCGGCCATGTCCGCGGCCTTCACTGCGTTCTCCCCGAACTTCCGGCGGGCCTTGTCGACCTCGGCGGTGTTCGTGCCGATGGTGTCGCGGAGCACCCCGATGCGGCCGGACAGCTGGCGGGCCCACTCGTCGTTGGCGCGCTGCTCGGGGGTGAGCGCCTTGTACTTGTCGGCGGCGTCGTTGACGGCGGCCGCGACACGCTTCTGCGCCTTCTCGTTGCCAAGCGCTGCGTCGGTGACGTCCCGCACCGAGATCCCCAGGGCCTTCGCCGCCTCGAACGCGCCCTGGTCCTGGAGGTTCTTCGCGACCGTCGCGCGGGTCGCGTTCGTGAGGGCGCCGGTCTCCTTGTCCAGGCTGTCGACGATCTCGTCGACGCGGGCCTTCGCCTTCTCGTGCTGCACGGCGAGCGCGCCGATGACCGTGACCGCGCCGGCCGCGGCGATCCCCCACGGGCCGCCCGCGGCGAGCAGGCCGCCCATCCGGCCGAGCGCCCCGAACGCGCCCTTGCCCTTGCTGCCCGCCGCCTCCCGGACGCCACCGAGGGCGCTCGACAGGTTCCGCCACGAGTCGACGGCCTGCGACGCGACGTTCAGGCCCTTCACGGCGACCGCGAGCGACGCGACCGTGCCAGCGGCGATCGCGACACCCTGCTTGTGGTCGTCGATGAACCCCAGCAGGTCCACCATCGCGTGGGCGGCCTTCACCGCCACCGGCAGCAGCTTCTGCCCGAGCTCGCCCTGCAGGTCCGAGAACGTCGCCTTCAGGATCCGCTGCTGGTTCGCGAGACCGTCTGACGTGCGGGCGAAGTCGCCCTGCGCGGTCGTGGTCTGCTTCGTGATCAGGCTGTAGGTCGCCTGCGCCTTCTGCGCCGCGTTCAGGTCCGGGATCGTCCCGGCGGTCGCCTTGTCGAGGCTGTTCTGCGCCACGGTCAGCGTGACGAGCGCCTTGCGGGCCTCGTCGCTGTCCTTGCCGTGGTCCTTGACGGCCTTGGCGTAGTTGCGCTGCGCCACCTCGGCGCGCATCTGCGCGAGCCGGATCTTCTCGGTGTCCGTGGTCGCCTTCACCAGGCCCAGCGACATCGCCTCGGCCTTGACCGCGGCCTCGTTGATGTTCACCCCGAAGCGGCGCAGCGGCTCGGTCTCGCCGACGAGCCCGGACCGCAGCGCCTCCAGCACCTCGGACGGGTCCGCGTTGTTGAACGACGCCATGTCCGACGCCAGCCCCAGCATCTTCGTCGACATCTTCGACGCCTCGGCCTGCGGCAGCTTCAGCGACACGAACAGGTTCCCGAGCGTGCCTGCGGCGTCGAGGTAGGCGGCCTTGCTGATGCCCATGCTCTTCGCGCTGGACTCCGCCGACCGGCGGATCGCCTCGGCGCTCTTGCCGAACACGACCCCGACCTTCGACGACGACTCCGCCGTGTCGGACGCCATCCGGATCGCGTCCGCGCCGACCTTCACCAGGGCGGCACCGACCACGGCACCGGCGACGGTCGCCTGCCGCTTGAACTCCTCCTGTCGCTTCGCGGCCTCCCGCGCCTCCTTCGACAGGCCGCGGAGGCCGGCCTTGACACCGTGGTCGCGGAAGAATGCGTCGAAAGACAGGGTGGCCATCAGGTCACCGCCCCTTCCCCGACTGGCGCATGTCGACCTCGATCTGAGCGACCACCTCACGCAGCGCCTGCTCCTGGCTGCGCCGGATGTTGTCCGCCGCGGCGGCGGTCACGTCGCTGAACCAGCCCTTCTCGATCGGCTGGTTGACCCACTTCCACTCGTCGCGGGTCTTGTCGGGGTCGGCGAACACCGGGTGCCGCAGCACGCCCTGGTCCTGCCGCGCGATGCGGCCCTTCTGCTTCGCCTGCAGGCGCATCCCCGGGCTGCCACCGCGCAGGACCTTCCGGGTGCCGAAGGTCGTCCGGGGCCGGATGGCGGCCGCGGCGCCGCCACGCTTCGGCAGGACGTGGAACTGTGCCGCCGCCAGCGCCGGCATCAGCTCGCGGAACGGCGTTCGGAACCCCTTGTCGAGCTCGCGGGCGAGGGTCTTCTCCTCGGCGTTCTTGAGCGCCCGGGCGACCGCGGCGTATGCGTCACCCTCGATGACCATCTCCACGAGCGGGAGGCACCTCCCTCGTCCGGCTCAGCGGGTGCGGGGCTTCAGCCCCTGGAAGTCGTCGAGCCACGCGAGCGCCGACCGGAGCCGGCCCGCGGGGAGCTGCTCGTCCCAGCGGATCCCGAGGTAGTGCGCGAGGTCCCACTCGCGGGCCCGGCGCTCGTGGGTGAGGCTGCCGGGCCGGGGTCTTTTCCCGCAGCCGCGGCACGCAGCGCCTCCAGACGCTCCTCGACGCCGGCGCGGACGACCGGGTCCAAGTCGGGGTCCGCGAGCATGACCTCGGCGATCGCGAGGGCCTCGTCGCTGTCGTACTGCAGGCTGATGTCGCTCGAGCGGGGCTGGACGTCGACGAGCGACAGGTCGGGCTCGTCGCGGCGCCGGCAGATCCACAGCGCGACGCGCAGCGCCGTCCGCGACTGCGCGCGGCACGCGGTCTCGAACGCGTCGAGCGACGGCCACGTGCCGAGCGCCTCGATCGGCTCGTACTCGGCCGGCATCAGGTCGTCCGGGGTGAACGTGTACTGGTGGGGCTCGCCGTCAGCCGGCGTCCACAGCAGGATCATCGGGTTGGTCCTCTCGGAGCCGCGCGGAGAACATCAGCGCGGCGGGGTGCGGGTTCTTCTGGTAGCCGGGCGCCTCCACCGCGATCGCGGTGCAGGCGTGGCAGCGGACGACGTCGACGACGTACCCGTCCTCGTGGTCGGGGTCCGTGGTCTCCTCGAGCCGGCCGCGGCAGCTGGGGCAGCGGCCGGCGTCCCAGCGGTCGAAGGCGATCGCGAGCGCACGGTCCTGCTCGGTCCAGTCCGGGTCGGACACGGTCCGGGCCAGGCGGCCGTGCTCGTCGAGCTCGTGGGTGGTGACGACCGGGCGGCCGAGGAACCTGGACGGGCTGATGCCGCGGACGGTGGCTGCGCGGACGGCGTCCCGCAGGCCCGGATTCGTCGCGATCGCCTGCTCGGCGTCGAACGACTCCAGGGCCTGCGGGACGCTCACGGTCACGCGACCGTCGCGCGCAGGGACGGCGAGTTCGTGATCATCGTCGGGACCTCGTACTTCTCCACCGAGTTGCCCTCGGGCTTGAGGATCCGCGTCTCACCCGTGGTGGCCGGGTAGACCTCGACCTTCTGCCCGGACGCCCACGCCGTGTTCTTGTCCAGGGAGCGGCGGATCACGACGAACCCCGCGACGTCGCGGACGAAGAAGTTGAAGTTGGTGTCGGTGCCGGTCTGCTTCTTCAGCCGCAGGAGCGTTCCGTCGAAGGAGCCGCGGCCCGGCACGCCGGTGTCGAACGTGGACCCGAGCGAGGAGTTGTCGACCTTCGCGGTCGACGCCTCGAACCCCTCGAGCCCGTCGGGGGTCATGACGTCCTGGAGCAGGATGCCGGCGTTGAGCTCGGCGACGGTCGGGGCGGCCTGGGACGCGATGGACGGCACCCACGCGACCCGCGTGCGGCCGTCTGCCAGGGAGTCAGGCACGGTTCTTCTCCTTCGTGGTGTTCACCTCGGCGACGGCCGCCTCGGTCGAGTGGGGGTCGGTCGTGTCGGCCGCCTCGGCGGAGGCCTCGGCGGTGGACGGCGCGGCGGCCGGCGCGGCGGACTGCGGGTCGGCCGCGAGCGCGACGTCACCGCGGTTCGGGGCGTCCGGGTCGAGGTGCTCGGGGACGGCGTCCGAGGCGACCCACCCGCGGGCCGTCCACAGCGAGACGGCGTCCTTCGGGGACAGGTGCTCGGCGCCGGGCAGGTCCGGGTGCGTCAGGTGCACCATCCCGTCCAGGGCGCTCACCGGCGGACGAGCGCCGCAGTGACCGACGCGGTGACCGAGTAGGTGACCGTGATCAGGCCGGTCGTGGGGCTCTGGAACGCCCGCGGGATCGGGATCATGCGGTCCCCCGTGGTCGCCGGGACGACGACCGTGGGGTCGGCCGCCTGCGACCCGCCGGGCGTCGTCCCGGCGTCGTCGAGGGTGACCGTGCAGGCCGCCGCGTTGGCGTTCTTCACGTGCAGGAACAGCCCGTCGTCCGGCGTGATCGTGTCGGACGCGTTGACGGCGGTGTAGACCGGCTGCAGGCCGGTCAGGACGATCGACTGCGCGGTGAGCAGGGCCATGCTGGTGTGTCCTTCCTGGGGTTGGGTGGGTCCCTGGCTAGGTGGTGATCTGGGCCCAGACGTCGACCGACCACCGCACCGCGGCCGTCCGGCCTTCCGCCGTCGCCGCCTCCTGGAGCTCCCACTCCCGGGCGGCGGTCGCCTTCTGCACCCCGGCCGCGATCGCGGCCGGACTGATCGACGCCGGCCCGGGCGCCGTCCGCAGCGCCGCGCGGCAACGCCGCCACAGCGCCTGCGCACCCTCCGACGCGGCCTGCATCGTCGCCTCGTCCGGGCCCGCCAGGTCGACCGAACAGACGACGAGGACCTGGTACCGCTCGACGAACGACGCGCCAGCGTCGCCGAGGCTGTCATCCTCGTTCTCGCCCTTCATCCCCAGCACCGACACCAGCCGGTCCTCCGTGAACGTCTTGGCGACCCGAGGCCCGTACATGACCGTCACCGGGTCGGCGTCGCCGGCGAACACCGCCTGGAAGAGCGTCACGAGCTCGGCCTTCACGGTCGGCACCGACGACCCGACGGCCGGGCTCACGCCAGCCCCAGCCCGGCGCCGGCCCGCAGGTTGTCGTAGGCGGCCTTGTCCGGGCCGGGCAGCGACATCTGGGCGGAGAACACCGCGGCGTCCGCAGTGACGTCGTCGACGAGGTCGTGCCCGGCCTGCTGCGACGTCTGCCAGAGCCGGGCGACGGCCTCGAGCGCGACGTGCCGGACGACGGCCGGGGTCGGCGAGTAGCCGGCGACGTAGACCACGGTGATGTTCGCGCGGCCGCACGCCCACTCGATCGTGGACTCCTCGCCGGCGTAGGTGCCGCCGCGCCACAGCAGGCCGGTGCGGGGCGACGCGTCGAGGGTCCAGTCGACGCCGTCAGTGGCCGACAGGACGGTCCCGTTCTCGGTGACCGACGTGATGGACCGGACCGGGGTGCGGCGCAGCTTCAGCGCCCGCACGTCCCCGTCGTGCTTCTCGGTCACCGTCTCCCGGACGACGGCGCGGCCCAGGTCGCCGGCCACGGCCTGCGTCGCGAGGTAGCACAGCCACCGCAGCTGGTCGAGGTCGCCGGCGCCCTTGATGACGCCGGAGGCCCGCAGGTGGGTGAGGGCGTCGTCCGCGGAGACGAGCAGCCCGCCCGGCGCGATCGTGGTGAAGGCGTCCGACCACTTCTTGACGACCGACCCGAGCCCGCCGCCGGTCGCCGTCATCGCGACGTCGTGCCCGCCGACGAGCGCCGCCGTCGTGCTCGTCAGGTAGTCGACCGCGTACTGCCCGGTCGCGAGGTTCGTGACGGTGAAGTCCGCCGGGGAGCTCTTCACCGTGCCGTCCGGCAAGGTGACCGTCGCCGTCACCGTCGCCGAAACGAGCGCACCCGCAGAGTCCCGGACCTCGTAGGTCGGACTCGACCACGTCTCGCCGGCGTCGATCAGGGTCGGCACGATCCGTCACCGCCCCTTCGTCGTGAGAGTCGAGCCCGACCGCGAGCTCGAGGTGAGCGACCCGACGACCCGGGCCGCGGCGGTGACCGTGCTCGACGTCCTCGACGACGACGCGACGCTGCTCGACGACCGGCCGGCCGCCGCGACGCTGCTCGTCGTCCGTGACCTGCCCGTGACCGTCGACGACGACCGAGCCACACCGGCGAGGACCGCGACCGCTCGAGATGCAGCGGCGACCGTCGACGCCGTCCGGGCCGCGCCGGTGATGGTGCTCGACGAGCGGGCGACGCCGGCCAGCGACGGCGAGGGGCGAGGGATCCCGGCGAGCGACCCGCCCGGCGGGGTTAGGGGAACCGCCGCGTCGGCCGCCGACCCGGTGTCCGCGGCGGTGAGGAACGCCTGCAGCGCCGCGACGAGGTCCGTCGACGTCGCTAGGTCGGACGCCGTCCGCGCGAGCGCCACGACCGCGTCAGCAGCCGATGCGGTGTCGCTGGCAGCCTTCGCGACCGCGCCCGTGTCGAGCAGCGTCACGACGTCGGTCCCGGCCGCGGTGTCCGCAGACGACGCCGCGGCCGAGAGACTCGACGCCACGTCCGTGCCCGAGCTCGAGTCGGCCGGGCCGGTCCGCGCGAGGGCGGTCGCCGCGTCGGCCCCGGCAGCGGTGTCGGTGGCGGTGAGCGGGACGACCGGGCCCGTGGTGGTGTCCGTGCCCGACCCGGTGTCGCTGCCGGCCAGGACGACCGCGAGGACCGTCTGCGCGTCCGTGCCGGCCCCGGTGTCTGCCGGCCCGGACCGGGCGAGCGCCGTCACCGCGTCCGACGCGGATGCCGTGTCGCTGTCAGCCTTCGCCGTCGCCCCGGTGTCGAGGACCGTCACGACGTCCGACCCGGTGCCGGTGTCGGACGGCCCCGACCGCGCGAGGACCGTCGCCGCGTCCGCCCCGCTGCCGGTGTCCGCCGCGGTCGCTGCGGCGGCGAGCGCCCCAGCAGCATCCGAGCCGGCCGCAGCCTCGACCGCGCCGATCGACCGGGCAGCGACCGCGTCGACCGCCGACGCCGTGTCCGACGCGTTGAGGTTCGTCGTCGTCCCCGACGACGCCGACAGCAGGACGAGCAGACTCACGGCGGCCCGCCCCCCGAGCTACAGGTCGCGACCGTAGACAGCGAACCCGGACCCCGCGTTCAGGTTGTTAGCTCCCGCGTCGAGCATCTGCACGGACCGGATCTGCTGCGTCGTGTTCACCCACTCGCCGCCGCCGACGTCGAGGATCCCGGCAGTGTTCGCCGCGCCCGTCGAGGTCTGCACGTCGATCCGGCACACCTTGGACACGGTCGCGAGGTTGTTCACCCACACCGCGCCCGCGCGCTGCAGCGTCGACGTCGCACCCGCGAGCCGGATCAGCGTGCCCGACACGTTCTGCGCGTTGGTGAACGTCGTCGCCCCGGCCGCTGCGTTCAGGTGCCGGTCCCAGTAGTTAGCGCCCGTGTCGACCGCGCCCGCCGTGCCACCGAACCGCAGCGACGCTATGTCCGCGCCCGAGTAGCCGGTGACCCGGAACACGATCAGCAGGGCGTCGCGCGGCTCGACCGTGACGATCGCCGTCGACGCAGCCGCTGCCGCGAGCTTGGTCGACCCGAGGAACTCGAACCCGGACAGCCCTGCAGGGTCGAACATCAGGGCGTCACCTCGGCCCATGTCCATGTGATGTTGAACGACGGCGCGGTCGTCAGCGTCGACACGACCTCTTGCGTGACGACGTACCCCTCGGCGGTGCTCGCCCGGGCGACGTACGGGGTCGCGTACTCGAGCAGCTGCGGCGACCGGAACGGCGGGAAGTACGCGTTACCGGGGATGGTCACCGGGACGTCGCCGCCGGCGAGGACCCCGGTCGCGATCGTCGGCGCGCCGGTCGGCGCGATCCGGACCGTCGCACCCGACGCCGCCTGCGACCCGTCGTGCGCGAGCAGGTTCCCCGTCGTGCCGCCCGGCGTCCCGTTCTCGGCCGTGATCTTGCGGAGCTCGAGCCGCTGCGCGCCAGCCGGGCCCGCGCCCGCGATCTGCGACACGTTGACGGCGAGCAGGTCGTACCGCAGCGCCACCCCGGACGGGTGCCAGAGGTACGCGAGGACCTTCGTCCCCGTCGCGGTCGCGCCCGCGATCGGTCCCGTCGTGCACGAGTACGTCGCCCGGGCCGCCGACGCGACGACGAGCGCCCGGTCCGAACCGACCTGCGCGAGCCGCGCGACCGTGTCCGGGTCGCCGATCGTGAGGACCTGCTGATTCTTCGTCGACGGCGCGCCCTCGTCCGACGCCGTCGTCGACAGCTCGACCGTCCGGATCTGCTCGCCCGGGGACAGACCCCCGGTCACCCGACCCTCGGTCGCCATGAGCTACAGCCCGAGCCGCGTCGCGAGCTCGTCGCCGAGCACCTGCACCGCCACGACGTGCAGGTCGTCCGCCGACGGTTCGATCGACGCCACCGCAGCCGACGCCGCAGCCTTCGCCGCCTCGACCTGCTCGGGCGTCACGACCGCGTCCTCGGGCACCTCGAGCAGCGCGAGCGGCACGTACACCTCGGCGTCCGCGATCCCCTCCACCGCGGCACCGGCCAGCGTCCCGAGCCGCTCAACCCACCCGCGCAGGATCAGGTCCCGCTCGGCCTGCGTCGGCCGCTGCGCGCCGTCGAGCAGCGCCGCCATCTTCCGACGCTGCTCGTCCTCGATCCCGGCCGGCAGCGACAGGTCGTACAGGTTCGCCACGGTCCCCGCCTCAGCTGATCGTGATGGTCACGGTCAGGGCCCATGAGCCCGTCGTCTTGGTCCCGAGCGCCGCCGACGTCTTGTGGTTGAGCAGCGTCGCGTTCACCGTCGCCGAGCTCGTGACCGTCGGCGTACCAATGTCGATACCCCACTCGTTCCACGCATAGTTGCCATCAGCCGACGCCCACGTCGCCTTCATCGTGAGGACGTTCGCCGCCACGCTCGGGAACGTCGCGTCAGCGACCTGGAACCACCGGTTCGCCGCACCGGCCGCCGCCGACAGGTCCGTGTCGCCGGCCGCCGCCGTGCCCGCACCGTTGCCGGTGCCGAGCCGCGTCGCCGTGTTCGTCGCCGCCTGCCCACCGGCACCGTTCAGCAGCGACAGCAGCCGCGTCAGCCCCGCGGTTACGAGCAGGTTCCCCGGACGGTCGACCTCGCCGTCGTCCGGGCGGATCCCGAGCTCCTGGAAGTGCCGGGCCTGCAGCGCCTGCGGGCCGCGCAGCGCGTGCAGCCCCGTCCGGGCCGCAGCGAACCGGACGGCGTCCGGGGACCACTTGTCGACGTGCGCGTGCACCCGCCACACCGCGGCGTCGTGCACGCCCTCGACGAGCGCCCGGTCGACCTCGCCGACGAGCGCCGCAGCGCGACGTCCCAGCATCACTCGTCACCCCCCGTCGCGACGTCCCCGTCGGTGAGCTCGCGGACCGCCGGCCGCTCGACCGCGTCGTACTCGGCGAGGGCCGCCTCGAGCGCCGCGTCGCGGACGGCGCGCGCCGGCGCGAGGACCGCCTCGAGCTCGGCGTCGGCCGCCGCGACCCGCTCGTCGCGGACCGCCTTCGCCGTGTCGTACGCGGCGGTGTACGCGGCCTCGGCCGCCCTCACGGCGGCGTCGTAGACCTCGGCAGCGCTCACGCGCGCAGCCCCCTTCCGGGTGAGGTTCGGGCCGTCCGGGGTCCGGCCCCGGCCCCTCGTCGGGGGCCGGGGACCGGGGCCGGACGGATCGGTGAGGGCGTCAGCCCTCGAAGTGCACGCCGCGCGGGTCGTCGTCGACGAGGACGACCGCGTCCGGGTGCTCGGGCGTGCCGTCCGCGAGCAGCGACGGCATCGCGACGACGTGCTGCGCCGGGTCCGCCGCGACCGACTCGGCCGCGACCTCGCCGACGACCGCGTTCCGGCCGACAGCGACCGGCCCGTCGTTGACGATCGACGGGGCGTCGCCGGCCGGGGCCTCGACCTCGACCGGCGCGCCCTTGTCCTTCGCCGCCACGGTCACGCCGTCGCGGTCGTCTGGAAGAGCTTGAACGCCGCGCCGTTCTGCAGCGTCCCGTCCGCCCGCCCGAACAGGAAGAAGCCCGTCTGCAGGAAGTCGGCGTACCGCTCCTTGAGCGTGACGAGCTCGTTGCTGCGGACCGTCCGCCACACGTACGCCTCGCGGACCGACCCGAAGCCGAGGCTCTTGGACGACGTCGCGAGGGTCGCGCAGTGGTTGTTGATCGACACGCCGTAGCCGAGCAGCGAGTCCGGCGTGCCGGCCTGCACCGACGGCTCCCAGATCGGCCGGTTCTGGGTGTCGAGCAGCTTGCGGATCGCCTTCCGCATCGTCTGGTGCATCATGAACCGCGCGTCGGACAGCGACGACAGGTACGCCTCGTCGACGGACTCGACGAGGTCGACCAGGTTCGCGTAGCTGATGCCGCCGGTCGTCGCGAACGAGCCGGTGCCGGTGATGGTCGCGGCCGGGTTGAACAGGCCGTCCGGCTGCGCGGTGCCCGTGCCGACCGTGGCGTGCCGGTTGTAGATCCGGGCCAGGCGCTCGCCGAGGCGGCCGGCCAGCCAGGAGTCGAAGTTCGGGTTGTCCTGCATGAGCTGCCAGCTGACGCGCACGAGCTTGCTGGTGTAGACGAACGCGTCGAGGCTGGACTGCCCGAGGGTCACGTCCTGCTCGGTGATCTGCGTGTTCTCCGCGAGGATCGCGCCCTCGTTCGCGGTGTCGTCGTTCGTCGCCCACGGGATGTTGACGCCGGTGTCCGTCTCGAGCGGCTCGGCGAGGGACAGCATCGGGCCCCACGCGAGCATCGTCTGGACGATCTTCTCGCGGAACGCCGGGGGGACGGTGAAGCCACCGGCGGCGCCGGTCGCGACGCCGGCGGCGTTCTTGAACTGGTCGCCGGTGACGAACCCGGCGCGCAGGACCTCGCGGTCCTCCGGGTCCATGTCCGCGGTCCCGCCCGGCGACGTGATGTACGCGGCGAACGCCTTGGCGTACCGGTCGTCGGCCTCGTCCTTCGCGCCGTCCCGCTGGCCGGGCACCAGGCCCGCCGGCCGCTCGACGGCGTTGCGGGCGGCCTCGGCCTTCTCGTGCCGCGCGGCGCGGTCGAGGGCCTTGTCGAGCTCGTCGTAGCGGGCCTCGAGGCGGTCGTACTTCTCGCCGTCCTCGCCGGTCGGCGCGCCGCCGGTCCGCTCGATGATCTCGGCCATCTCGGCCCAGACGCGGTTCTTCTCGTCGACGTTCTTGTTGTCCTGCAGGGTGGGCATGCTGTCGTCCTTCCGTCTGCGCGCATGCGTGATCGCCCGACTGCCCACCACGGGCGCGGGGTCGTGCCCCCGCCGGACGGCGGGGTGATGAGGGGTTGGGTCAGACGGCGCGCGCGGCGTGCCGCTTGGCGCGAGCGGCGGCCGCGGCCGCGGCGAACCGCTCACCACGCGCGGACGCCGCGGCGTCGTGCTCGAGCTCCGTGGTGCGTCCGGAGCGGTCGGCGATCGGCGGCGCCGCGGGACGCTGCGCGCGGAGAGCCTCACGGTCGAAGCGGGCCGCGGCCGCGAGCGCCGGGTCGTCGACGGCGCCGGTGCCGACCTCGTCCGCCAGGCCAGCATCGACGGCGGCCTGCGCCCCGTACCAGGTCTCGTCGAGCATCGCCGCGCGCCAGTCCTCGACCGGCGTCCCCGCCTTGCCGGCGTAGATGCTCGCGATGTTGTTCGAGACCCGGTCGAGGTCCTCGCTCATCCGGCGCATCGTCTCGGCGGGGCCGATCGCGATGCCCCACGCGTCGTGGATCATCAGCTCGCTGTTCGGCTGCATCACGAGCCGGTCGACGCCGGCCGCGATGAACGACGCGGCGGACGCGGCGATGCCGTCGACGACCGCGGTGACCGTGCCACGGTGCGCGCGCAGCGCGTTCAGGATCGCGATCGCGTCGTACACCTCCCCGCCCGGGCTGTTGAGGTGCAGCCGGATCGCCCGGTCCGCAGGGACCTGGGCGAGCGCCTCGACGAACTCGGCGGCCGACACACCCCAGAACTCACCCCACGAGTCGATCGGGTCGTACAGGCGCATCACCGCCTCCCCGTCGCCGTCCTCGACCGCCGGGACCGACGCGAGGATCGCCGGCTTCTGCCGCCCCCTCGGGTCGATCCGGCCCCAGAACCGGAAGTCACGCATCGGTCGTCCCTTCGCTGGCCACGTCGCTGCCGACGGTGAGGTCGAGGTCGAGCTGCCCGTCGACGACGGGCCGGGCACCGCGCGCCGCAGCGAGGACCCGCCCGGCGTCGGAAGCGTTGAGCGCCGCCGGCGCCCCGCCGGCGACCGCGTCTACAGGGGGCGCGCCGAGCTGGCCGAAGTTCAGCGGCACGTACCGGGCGTCGCCGCCGTCGACCGGCGCCATGTCCTCGAGGCGGCGCACGTCGTTCGTCGACAGGGCGCCGATCTCCCACATCGTCCGGTAGAACTCCGCCCGCGACTTCGAGTCCCCACGCAGCAGGCCCTGCAGCGAGTACTTCGCGTACCGGCGCGGGCCCTTCGACTGGTAGCGGCGGCCGGTGCCCTCGGCGAGCGGCCGCTCGACCTCGCGGAGCATCTTGGTGAACCGCTGCTCCCAGCGGGTCAGCCACGACCCGAACGTGTAGGTGACCATCGCGATCTGCTGGACCTCGATGCCCGAGCCCCACGACGTCGACTTGTCGACCTGGGCGAGCATGTGCGGCGGGATCCCGAACCAGCGGGCGACCTCGGTCACCTGGAACTCGCGGGTCTGCAGGAACTGCGCGTCCTCCGGCGGGATCGTCAGCCGCTCGAACTTCGCCCCGGACCCGACGACGCGGACGTCGTGCGCGCCCTCCAGGCCGGTGCCGCCGGCCTTCCACACCTTCTTGATCTCGTCGGCGGCCTCGCGGTCCAGGCGCTGCTCGACCTGCAGCACACCCGTCGCGAGCGACCCGTTCGCGAACAGCTTCGCCCCGAACTCCTCCGCGGCCAGCCCCAGCGCCAGGCCCTGCCGCGCCGCACGGATCGGCGACACCCCGCAGACGCCGTCGTACCCGAACCCCGGGATGTGCAGGATCTTCTCGTCCCCGACGGCGTTGTCCTCGTCGCCGTCGACGACGTACACCTTCGTGCCGTCCGACGCCCGCCCGTACTTGATCCGCGACGGCTCGATCCACCACAGGTCCCGCAGCACCCCGGACCGGTCCCGCAGCTTCCAGAACGCCGTGTTCCCCCACGTGCACAGCGACTGGTAGCCGAGCTCGTACAGCTCGAACGGCGTCATGTCCGGGTGCGGGTCGTCGAGCAGGTCCGCGGCCGCGTCCCCAGGCTCCAGCCGCTGCCGGCCGCCGTCCGCCAGATCCGTGTACGCGTGCAGCGGAAGACCGGCCGCCGTCCCCGAGATCAGGTTCACGGCCCGCCACACCGCCGACAGCCCCATCGCGGACTTCTCGTCCACGTGAACACCCGCGTGCGACTTCTTGTCCCAGCCGAGGACCTCGACGAGCGTCGTCGCAGTCAGCGGCAGCGGCCCCTCCAGGGTCGCGTTACGCGGCCGGCCCAGCAGCGTCTCGACGAGCGTCACGCGACCTCACCGCCTCTCGCCTCAGGTCGCGCAACGCGACGAGCTCGGGGCCGACCAGCAGCAGACCGCCGGCGATGACCAGCGCCCACGGCGACCAGACGAGCGCCAGACCGACACCGGCCAGGACCACCCCGAGCAGCTGCGCGACCGTGCGCACCGGCCACCCCCGCTCAGAACGCGACCGGGCCGCCGGCCCACTTCTTCAGCGCGTACGCGCTGTTCAGGACCGCGACGATCGGCGTGATGTCGTCCTCGGACGTCCGGCGGTCCAGCGTCGTCCGGCCGCCCGGCAGCATCCGCGTCGTCGCACCGGCCACCGCGTCGTCGAGCTCGACCTGCCCCGTGTGCCACCACTGCGCCGTCGCCAGCGCGTCCACCATCTGCCCGAACGCGTCCGCCACGTCCGCCGTCGTCAAGACCCGCACCATGCTGCGGCCACCGACCGCCTGCTCCAGGTCGTCCCGCATGCTCGACACCGGCCCGACCCCGTCGATCACCACGACGTCCGGCCGCCGCTTCGACAGCTCCTTCACCTCGGCGAGCACCCAGTCGACACCCGGCCCGTGCCGGACCACCTTCGACCACGGCATCCCGTCCGGCCGCAGCGCCGTCATCGCGATCGCCGAACTCTTCCGGTCCGGCGCGACGTCCACCGACAGGGCGTGCCCGCCGGCACGCGTGCACGTCTTGTCGACCTGCGCGAACCACTGCCCCTTGTCGAACACCCACGGCCGCTCGAGCTCGACCTCGTCGGCCCACCGGTTCAGGTAGCCGCGCTCGAAGCCGGGCATCCCGTCGTCCGGGTCGTCGAGGCAGGCCTGCAACCTGGCCGCGACCTTCCGTTCCGTCTGCGTGTGCCCGAGCGCCGGCATGCACGACCACCAGGTCGCCGGGTCCTCCGGGTCCAGGCCGGGCGCCGCGGACCACTCGAAGTACGCCCGCGTCGACGACGGGTCGTTCCGCTCGACGAGCCGCCGGCCGGCCGCGACCTTCCGCCACAGGTACGGCGACCGCAGCTTGTTCTCCCCCGCGGTCGAGGTCACCCCGAACTGCGCCTGCTCCTTGGTGAGCATGGCCGGCACCCACGCGTCCTCGACCCGCGAGTCCGGCTGCGAGAACGCCTCGTCGAGGATCCCCGCGTCGAGCGGCTTGCCGTGCCCTGACGCCCGCTCGGTCGCCTCCGGCGTCACGATGCTCCCGGACTGGAACCGGATCCGCTTGCGGCCCTGATGGTTCGTCACCCGGTACCGGCCACGCATCACCGGAGCCGCCGCCAGCGCCTCGAGGTACTCCTCGTCGAACTTGTCGACCGCGTCGTTCTTGCTCTGCGCGGCGTAGAACATCCGCTGCCGGCCCCCGAGCAGATGCGACGCCTCGGCCCGCCACACGAAGTACGGCAGCAGCAGCGTCGACTTCCCGCTCTGCCGCGGCACGGTCAGCGTCCACTCGTCGTACCAGAGCAGCCCCGTCACCGGGTCGACCTCGAGGATGACGTCCGCGACGTACTGCTGCCACGGCATCAGCGGGGTCCCGAGCCGGGCGGCGATCCGGCCCAGAGTCGGCCCCCACGTCGGCCGGTCAGGATGCCGCGGGGTTCCCCAGCGCGGGAGGAGGAGCTGGCCCGTCCGAGATCCCGAAGGGGTCGTCGTCATCGTCGACCGCACCCCCCGCCGCGGCCGGGACGGCCGGGACGCCGGCGCCCTTCGGCGGGAGCACCGCGGTGTCCAGCTCGCGCAGCACCTCGCGCAGCTCCTTCGAGGCCGCGACCCGGTCCCGGACCTCAGCCGCGTCATCGACGTCCTGGGCGAGGCGGACCGCGACCGCCGACAACAGGTCGGCCGCCGCGTGGTCGGTGTCGATCTCCGCGAGGACCCGGCGCGCCGCAGAAGTGACGCGGCGCGGTGAACGGCGAGGGGCCGTCCGCTGTCCCCCTGGAATCGCTGCCAGCCCCGCTGCACGCGTCCGCGGCGGCGAGCACACCACGCACTTCGTCCGCGGCCGCCCGGTCCCGGACGGCGCCTCGATCGGTCGGCCGCACGAGCACGACGTCTGCACGTCGATCACCCGATGAGCGCGAGCTGCGCCGCACCGCGCGTGCCCCGTCGCGTGTTACACCGCCGGTGCGCGGCGGCCACGTTCGCGTAGGAGTGCTCGCCGCCAGCGGACAGCGGCACGAGGTGGTCGATGGTCGGGCCCATCGGGTCATGGCCCGACAGCCGGCGGTCGATCGGGCGCCGGCAGAGGTGGCAGCGCCAGCCGTCGCGAGCGAAGACGACGTCCGGGTCGACGGCCTCGACCAGCTGCGCGGCCTGTCGTGCTCGCCGGCGAGCGCACCGCAGCCGGTCCTTCGCACGCCGGGTGACGCGGTCCTGCCGCCGGCGAGGCGGTCGGGCCGGGCGCTGGGCGCTGGCGAGACGGCGGCACGGCTGGCACCGCGAGACGCCGGCGACGTAGGAGGCGTGCCACCACATCCGGCAGCCGCACGACGAGCAGGACGCGCCCCGGGGCGAGGCGTTCGCGGCGGGGTCCCGGCCGTCGGCCCAGACGTAGACGATGCCCGACGGTTCGGCGCCGGCGGTGCGGCAGGGACGGCACCGGGTCTGGCCGAGCACGACGTCGCGGTTCCACCAGACGAGCGCGCCGCACGACGCGCAGGGGATGGACGGTGCGCGGCCCGAGCGGCGAACCTCGACGACGGGGGCATTGGCAATCGCCACAGCGCACCCCCCGGATGTGTGGGCGGCGAGATGCC